TTTTATAAATGGAATGAAGACACAACAAGTTGGGTTGAGGTTATTTAATGCCAGATATAAATGATCGTGTTTCCGCACTAGAAAAGGATGTAGTTGCTTTGCAGACAGAGGTAAGAATCCAATTTAAGGAAGTCTTTACTCGGATCAAGCGACTTGAGACTGTGCTTATAGCCACGTCTGGTGCAACTATCATTATGCTTCTCACCATTCTAAGTAGGATGGGGTAAGCATGTGGTACATGTTTTTGTTCTTGTTCTTTATCTCGGAATGGGATCAGACCGCACTCCTGTAAAGTCTCAACTTTATTTTAAGCGAGTAGATGTTTGTAATTGGTATGCTCAAGAATTAGTAAGGCGTTTTGGATACCCTCAGACAAAAGATTATGGAACTGCTTATTGTATTCCCCAGCAGGTAAATCCTAATGAGGTAATGGTTTATGATTGATCCTATCACTGCTTTTGCGGCTGCTAATGCTGCCTTCAAGGGTGTTAAGATGCTGGTCGGCGCAGGTCGTGAGATAGAGGACGTTAGCAAACAACTCGGTGCATGGTATAGTGCAGTCGCAGATATATCTAAGGCTGAGTCACAACGTAAGAAGCCTACATTTTTAGAGAAACAATCTCACTCTGGTGACATAGAGCAAGAGGCTATGGACATTGTTGTTCGTAAGAAGACTCTACTTGAACGAGAAAAAGAGATTAAGTTTATGCTTAATATGAGGTTCGGCCCATCAACCTATGATGAAATGTTAGGTATGCGCAGGCAGATACGCAAGGAAAGGGAAGAGACAGTGTATGCAGCAATGGAAGCAAAGAGACAAATAGCAAACAATGCAGTTATAGGTGGTTTGTCTATAGGTATTATTGGTATGCTTGGTAGTGGTATTTATTTAATTGTGTTGGCTACCCAATGATTTTGTTTGCTGCTTACCTTTATGCTGGCTTGGTTAACCCTGACTATGTGACGTGTAGCTTGGCTAAACGTACCACAATACAAGGCGAGAAGGTCTGTATTTACAAAGGGCCAAACAATACTATAGGTTATCACTATCCTAGTTTTAGTTTCAAAGAGTGTCCGTCTACGTTTCAGTGCCGCTACTCTCCGAATACCAAGCGGCGTCCAACTGTCAAAGAGATAATGGAAGGCTTGCAAGGAGGCTTTGAATGACAATAGTTTTCACTAAGATACTAGAATATAAATTGTTACCTCGTTTTATGATGTTCACTATGACTGTGGTTTACGTGCGCTGCATTGAGTGGGCGTTATCTATGCCCGACATATCAACACAACAGGCTTCTTTAATTTCTGTAGTTACAGGCGCTATGACAGGAGCTTTTGCCGTATGGCTTTCACATGAAAAGTAATGTGATAAAGGTTCCAAAGCTAAGTAATCTTGATAGTCAGTTCTTGCTTTTAGAAAGACAGAAGCATGAGATAAAAGAACAGGCAAAACTTATAGCGGAGAAGGCTAATGATAGGTGGAATAGTAACCGCGATCAGCGGACTAGCTAGTAGTTACATAGATGGTAAGACAGCAGTACAGAAAGCTAACGCTGAGATAGCCCTAAAGAAAGCTACCTCTGAGACTGATTGGGAACAGTCTGCTATAGAGGCGAGTAAGGATTCTTGGAAGGACGAGCTTTGGACTGTAGTTTTTGTAGCTATTCTTCTCATGAACTTCGTTCCTTCTATGCAAGCGGTTATGGCAGAGGGTTTTGCTAACCTTGAGACTACACCACTATGGGTGCAGTGGGGAATGTATTGTAGTATAGCAGCCAGCTTTGGCATCAGAACAATCAAAGGGTTTAAAAAATAATGGGATATGTATTAGGTAAGCGCAGCTTACAAAAGCTAAGCACTGTAGATGATAGGCTTCAACGTATTGTTCAGTATGCTATCACTGTAACTAAGCAAGACTTCTCTGTAATCTGTGGCATTCGCACTAAGACAGAGCAGCGTTCTCTCGTTGCATCCGGTGCATCGCAAACTATGAATAGCAAACACTTAGATGGTTTGGCTGTTGATCTTATGGCGTACAGTG